TTGTGTAATGTCGTATACTCAGGATCTATACCATAGCTTGGTGAAATTCCATGAGTGAGTTTTAGAATGAGTAAGTACTACGACTACCAGGAGCTAAGACTAAGAACAATGCTTCAGGTATATAAAGATAGTCGAAAGTGAAGGTTTGAAAGAATATCGGTATATCCGACGGTTTAGTCCGCTAGGGCTTTCAAATATAAACCAAGGCAACAAACAAAGTCAATTCACCCACTCTAAATATAGGCAAATACCCTATAAAAAATTCTATTTTAAAAATGCAATTTGAAATTAGTGATAACAAAATAACAGAAGAGCAACTAGAAGCTTTATATATTTACCTTTCATTAAATTACAATAATATGAAAGATGAAGAAAAAATGGTGTGGTATGAATTGATGAAACAAATAGATAAAGAATTTCAATCATATGATTAAGCTACTTGTATTAGAGGGTTGCAATAAATGCAAATCATTAAAAGAATCACTTGACACAAAAGGTATAGAATACTCTACAATTGTTTGCGAAGATGATACTCCTATTTGTGATGAAGTAGAAGATTTAACAGGAATATATCAATATCCTATGGTAATTCATACCGATGAATTTGGCTCTATTAGCGACATCTTTTATGTTACCGATGAATACGAAAAGATAGGTAAACTAAGAAAACTATCTCTTGGAGTAACAGGTTTAGGCTTCTACTCTATAGAACAATTAATAAGTTACATAACAAAATAGTAAATTTATTTAATGAGAAACAAACAACTAATTCTAAGAAAGCTATTTGAAGTAAATAATTTCTTAAACGGACAAGAAGCACTTTTATCAACTAATAGAAGTGTAGAAGAAATTAAAGCTCAAATTGAAAAAATAAAAGCTAAACTTCATGAAGTAGAAGTTTTAGTAAATGGAGAGCAAGAAACATTTTAAAAAATAGTTATGCAAAAATTATCTGCTGAACAGATTATAGAAAATCTGGACAAGTTCTATTCACTTATTAAGAAGTACATATCTTCTGAAAGGTCTGACGTGCTTATTGATTATTATAAATCTGTTGAAGACGTTCTTTCTATGGCGCCTGCTTCAACTAGGATTGATAATCACAACTGCTTTGCTGGTGGTTACGTTGATCATGTTGTTAGGGTTACTGAAGCCGCTTTAGTATTTGAAAAGGTGTGGGATAAGTTTGGTCAGAAAAAAAATTACACTACTGAAGAGTTAGTCTTCTCAGCTATCAATCACGATCTTGGAAAGATTGGTACAAATCAAAACCCAGTCTATATTCCAAATGATTCTCAATGGCATATTGAAAAACAAGGTATATACTACAAGTACAATCCAGATGTGACTTACATGAGAATAGCAGATAGAAGTTTATATATGCTTCATAAAGCGGGAATTCAGGTTACAGAGAACGAATATCTAGCAATCAAGCTTCATGATGGTTTATATGAAGAAGCAAATAAGCCTTACTATATTACTTATGGGCCAGATACACAACTAAAGTCTAATCTTCCATATATTCTACATCAAGCAGATTTGATGGCTAGTCAAATAGAAAATAAAAATAAATAATTATGATTTGGACAATTATAGCAATATCATTATGGATATTATCAATAGTAGGTTATGTTATATGGAACCTATTCAATAAGAATAGAAAATTAGAAAGAATGGTTATTAATCAGCAAGTCTTTATTGATGGTATTAAAGACACTATGAGAGAGATTAATACTTGCGCCAATTTAATAGATTCTAAATTATGGGTACAATCTGACCCTGAGTTCTTGTCTTTAATGGAGAACGTAAAACAAATGCAGTCTAAAATTAATAACTTCATAGAAGAATAACAATGGCAGAATTGATTGAGACGGAACAGGAAGTTCTACTGACCAAGAAAGGTCAACCTAGAAAGAGAAAGCCGAAAGTAAAGAATAACTATTTTACTGTTGAAACAGAGGAAGCAATCCTTCGTTATAGAAACAGTAAAAGCCAAGCAGAAAGAAATAGAATATATAACGAATCTATCCACTACGGGTTTTATAAACTAGTAGAGAATATCATTCATACGTTTAAGTTCTATTATACTGAGGTGGATAATATTGAGGATCTCAAATATGAGGTTATCTCTTTTCTCTTACAGAAGCTAGACCTTTACGACCAATCAAAAGGTAAAGCCTACTCTTATTTTGGGACTATTGCCAAAAGGTATTTGATCATATACAACCAAAAGAACTACAAGAAGCTTGTATCAAAAGCAGAGATTGGTGAACAACACGATGATGATGCTTTAGTCAATTCAATCATTGTAAAAGAGCCAGAACCAGAATTAGATAGGCTAGATATAGTAGAGTTATTTGTCAAATATGTGGATGATAACCTTCTAGATTTGTTCGACAAAACAGACGAAATGAAGGTAGCCGACGCAATTCTAGAGATCTTCAAGAAGAGAGAAAACATTGATATATTCAACAAGAAGGCTGTCTTTATATATGTTAAAGAGATGACAGAAGCCCAATCTAACACAATCACTAAAGTAATCAAAAAGCTTAAAGTAATCTATAAGAGGATCCTGGACAACTACCTTGAAAATAGTGACTATTAATATTTATTCTAAAAAGTCATGGAACTCGATAAGGAAATATTCAAAGGGAAAACCATTGCAGACCTTGTAGAAGAGGTATATAATAAGCATAAGAATCAAGACGGTACAATCAAACAAGAGATCATGAGGCTTGCCGATATGATTGAAACTCCTGGTGATGCTATTGTAATTGTGCCTCTTCTTAAAGGCTTTATGGACTCTAGCCTTAAGAACGATGAAGTGTTGATGAAGCTATTAACCTTGTTCCAAAAGGCAGCTGAAAATAAGAAGGGAGCAGATGCTGAAGACAATGGTATATTGACTGAAAAAGACATTGAACAGCTATTCGCTGATGTTACAGTGGCTAAAATTAAAGAACCTAAACAACTTCCTCAGGCCTAATGTCTATATTTGGTCAACAACTCTCTGCAGATAGAGGTAAAACAACCGGCCAGTACTTCCAAATAGGAAGGGTCAAGTCTATTGTATTAGGACCGTATAAAGGAAATACAAAAGAGGTGGATCCTGATTATGGGTCACCTAACGATATAGGAAAAATAAGATATGAGTTGTTGTACTCGTCTTTGTCTACTTCCAAGTCTCAAGCCGTATCAGAACCGGCGTATCCTATGTCAGGATTCTTGAAGCAATACCCTTCTGTAAATGAAATTGTACTAATAATAGTAGGACCATCTAGAAAACTAAATGATGGATCAGACAAGCAACAATTATACTATTTCCCTCCTTTTGCACTTTGGGGATCTTCAAACCACAATGCCTTTCCTAATCTAGAAGAACTAGCCGACTATTATAACAATTATGTAAATAAACCTGGTTATAGCGGAAATGCTACATCTGGTTCACTTCCTTTAGGATATACTCTTCAAGAAAAAGATGTTAAGAATCTTAGGCCTTTTGAAGGTGATATTATAATGCAGTCGAGGTTTGGTCAATCTATAAGATTCGGTAGTACTGTTCCTGTAATGAAGGACTTTAACACCTGGTCTCAATCAGGAAATAATGGAAGTCCCATAACTATTATAACAAACAGTCAAGGGCAAAGAAAAACTTTGACTCCTTTTGATCCTATTGTTGAAGATATAAATCGTGACGGCTCTGCTATCTGGATGACATCAACCCAGGAAGTTAATTTAGAGGATATTAACTCTTTTCCTCTTAACTCTTTTGGTATAGGTATAAATCCTATAGTACAAAATGTAGTTAAGCTTCAACAGCTTCCTACATCTGATGAAACTATATCTGCACAATTCCAAGACGAAAATAGCACTAGATAATGTTTAAACCAGTTTTTCCATATAAAGGTAATCAGTTAATTCTAACATCTGATAGGGTTACACTACACTCTAAAACAGATGCTATCTTTTTATTTGGAAAACAAGCAGTTTCATTATCATCAACAAAGACTATTAATCTTGATGCAAATGAAGGAATAAAACTATATTCTCCTATTATAGAACTTGGGCCTAATGCTAGAGCCGAAGGTCAGCCAGTTGTTTTAGGAATTAATCTTAATCAACAACTTATAGTTCTATTGAATAATATTGCAAATGCAGGAATGTTGATGTCACAAGCATCAGAAAGTGATCTAGGTGCTAGTATGCAATATATAGCTTCTGCTGGTAAAATACTAGCTGATG